ACAACCCATTTACGTACTTCGGGAAAATCTTTTTCCTTAAGTTTCTTAACCAAGTCATTTACTTTTACATCACTAAAGGTTGCAAGAATGCCAGAGTCAATCTTACCACCAGCAGAGTAACGTTGGCATTCATTTAAAACACGTCGCCAATCTGGGAAGTGCTTATTAATTAATTCTACCAGGACCTTGTTATCATATTCAACACTTTCTGCAACCAAGATTTCTTGGATTCTTTTGAAGAACTGTGCTGCAAGTTGGGGTTTGCTTTTGGAATTGACGGAAAAGTCAATGCAGGCACATCTGGAGTGGAGAGGTTCGATAATTTTGTTTTTAAAATTGCAGGTGAAGATGAATCTGCAATTGCCAGAAAACTCCTCCGTAAACGCCCTAAGGAGGAGTTGTACATCGTTTGTTGTGTTATCGGCTTCATCGATGATGATGACTTTGTGTCTGCCAGTTGCTTGAAGTGAGACGGTCGAAGCGAAATTTTTTGCAGTATTTCTGACCGTATCAAGAAAACGTCCCTCATCTGATCCATTGATGACATAAACGTCTACCCCCAGTTCGTTACAAAGTGCTTTAGCTACGGTTGTTTTACCACACCCAGCAGGTCCAGCAAGAAGTAGATTTGGCACCTCACCTTTATCTAGGAAGTCTTGAAAAGTCTTCTTAATATTTGTTGGTAAAATACAATCTTCAATAGTTTTAGGTCGATACTTTTCAACCCAAAGAAATTCATTACGCATAATCATTCCAAAGGACGAACAAATTCATGAGACACAATATCAGTTGCTTTCAATTGTTCTTTCATATATTCTACACCATTTTCAGGTTCTGCGGTATCACCGCAGGTAAAAACATCACAAACTGCTATACCCTTTTCTGGCCATGTATGAATAGAAATATGACTTTCTGCTAACATAGCAATGCCAGTAACTCCTTGAGGTTCAAATTTATGAACCGCAAGATTTAAAAGTGTAGATTTACATTTTTTTGTTGCATTATATAAAAGCATCCGAATAAATCCTTTATTATCAAGAGATTCAAACGGACAACCTTTAAGGGTAAAAAGAATATGTTTCATTCTTGTTGTTTTTTTAACCATTCACGAAATTGTTTTTTACCCGCTTCCACTGCAGTCCATGGAGCATACAGTGGATACGGATAATCCCTTTTACCCGAAGGTGGAGTCGGGTTCAAGTGCGATGTAGTAAGTGAGGTCATGATTTTTAGAAGTGAAACGAGAGAGAAGTTTCTGAGACACCACAACTTCATACGTGCCAGGAAGAACCTTGATATTTTCTACCTTAAAGTTGAAAGAGAACTCTTTCTCAGTCTCACCAACAACGATAGCAAAATCATTAGAGGTGTCATTTTTCTTGTCACGAACAACCAGTTTAATAACACCAGATTCACCTACTGCGGAGATATCAGGCAGTTGATATACTGCTGCTGCTTTCAACAATTTATCAAGTTGATCTGTACTCAGTTCAAAACAGACATCTTCACTAGGTAGATTAATTGCCTTTTCGGGAGGAGTAACAATGACATTCGGATCAGCAAAGAAATACTTAGAACGCATCTTGCCTTCACGGATAACAACATATCCTTCATTCCCAAAGTCAAGTTCAGGACTTGCGTGAAGACTCAGACCATTAAGGAACTGATTAAGATCATAGATACCAAAGTCTTTTGAAAAGTCTTCAGTTACAGTTGCTTCAGCAAGAATATTTTTCATCACACTAATAGTGCGAAGTTTATTACCCTCTTTAAATAAAATAGACTGATTGATAGAGGAGAAGTTCTTCAGAACAGAAAGAGTTTTGTCGGACAGTTTCATTGGATTACGAATTTTCATCACTGAGGGTAAATTTCACGTTGAGCATTCTTGTCATTAAAATGCATTAGAAGGACAGCATAATGCAAGATCTTCATAATGTCACGTCGGGCTGTACCTTTCTTATCATAACGTGAGGCATACTTGAGGATATTACTGCGGCAGAAAGATTCACCATCACCACATGCTTCAATCAAATCAAGTGTTTGTACTTTATCATCACCGGCAGAGTAGTGAGCAGTGTATGTATCAGAAATGTATTCAGTCAATTCTTTTAGAATACGTTCTTCACTGTATTTAAATCTAGTGGGGTTGTTACTTGTCATATCAAGGTTAATAGTTTGATCATCATTAATAGTAATGGTATCCGTCCGATAATATGGATTATCAGTCAAACTAATTCCATCACCTGTCCAGAAATCATTCCAATCTTCTTTAGTTGCTGAAGTAATTCCCGATAGAGAATCTTCATAAATTTCATTGGTACTCATAATTTCGTCAGAAAGAAAACTCCAAGAGTTAGCCATAATTATATCAAGAAAGTTTTTGTTCGTCAATCGGCATTTGGAAGTCAACATCAACTTTGTCATACAGTTCCAAGAATGCTTGCTTAGTTTCATCATCAAAACGGTTTACACATACTTGAATTGCTTTTGCCTTGTCTCCAAAGATGCTGTATGCCTTTACAATATGAACCAAACGACGAGTGCTGATAATTTCCTCGATGCCACCATCATAGAACGTTTTGCGAATAATGTCTGCCCAATCAGCAAGTCGTTTGCAGAAGTCAGCATCATCACAAATCTTGCCAAGTATTTTTTGCTCAATAGCAGTAGCTGGATACTCCTGCTCAAAAGTTACAGGAAATCTTTCTAAAAATGCCTCGTTAAGCACGTTAGTTCCAATAAATCGTCCGTCCTCGGATCCCTTACCCTTAGTGTTTGCCGTTGCAAATACTTGAAATCCGTCTGCGGGTGCAATGAACTTTCCGATTTTTTTGAGAAAAACTCCTTTACCTTCAAGAATGGATTGAAGGCAAAGGATTTTGTTACTAGCAAGGTCGATTTCGTCAAGTAGCAACACGGCACCTCGGTGCAGTGCTTCGATGACTGGGCCATTGTGCCAGACGGTCTCACCATTAACAAGACGGAAACCACCAATAAGATCATCTTCATCGGTTTCAACTGTGATGTTGACACGAATCAATTCTCGGCCGAGTTGAGAACACGCTTGTTCAATAGAAAACGTTTTACCATTACCCGAAAGACCCGTAATAAACGTAGGGTAGAAGAGACCGGATTTAATAATTTTTTTAACGTCACCAAAATTGCCAAACTGGACGAAGGAATCATCTTTTTGTGGAATAAGGTTTTGTTCTACAGCAGGTAGAGCAGCAGGTGCTTGAAAAGACTGCTCAAGTTTTTCTTTGACAGTAAGATCCCATTTACCACGACCGACCTTAAAGTTTTCAAGACGACGAGTTACAGTAGGATAAGACAAGTCATTCATCTGACAATATGCCTTAACCTCACCAGAGGTAATCTTAGCACCATACTGATCTTGAAGATCTTGAATAATTTGATCGTCGGTCATTTTGATGCGGGACATTGTGTGGTTCGTTTCAACAAAGTAATTATAAAGCAGAAAGGAGGTCTTGTAGACCTCCTTGTATCAGTTCTCAGACTGTCCATACTTATATCTCATTGCTTGCAATAACCATGCCTGGGTAAGAGATCTAGGACCATTCTCTAAAATATCAATTACTTTAGGATCTTTTTCAGATGCTTTAGCAATCTCTTTCCAATCTTTTTCATTTGTCATACTACTAGTGAAATAAACTCTCCAAGAACTTTTTTATTTAGTTTTTTGACCTTCAAAGACTTAACAAAAGCAGATTTAATCTTTGCCTTAGTAGCACCATCATCAACATCAAATGAGGAATCCTGAGACAGAGAACTACTGGAAAGTGCAAAATATGCATCATATCCAGATTCTTTGATGCAAATACTACGAGTCTTTTTCCAATCCTGCTGCAGTTTAGTAACCTCATTGTAAGAAGAATAAAATAATTTAATAAAATTGTTAATATTACGACCTTCAAGAACACGGATGCCAATAAAGTTTACCTGAGAAAATTTATCTTTTAGATTACGAAGCATAGTCTTGGTAAATTCATGATATCCCCAACCAAACTTATAGGTAGTTCCTAGTTTACGATCACGAAGAATAGTGGATTCACAATCACAACGTCGATTACCAATATAAGGTTCAAATCGACCAGTTTTGATTTCTGTATGATAAGACAATTGATTTGCCTCACCATCAGTCAAAATGATGCATTGAACTTTCTGTAGTTTGTTTTCTTTCTGAAACTTAGGAAGGATAGTATGAAGTGCTACAAGAGACTCATTTAGAGGAGTGCCTGAAAGAGAAAGTCGTTCTGGCCAAGAATACCGTGCTTGATATGTTCGACCGAATGCATGAGCAAGTCTCCAGATATTTTTCATCTGTTTTTCAAGTTCTTTACCAGAAGTTTTACTAGTAAGAATGTTAAGCATTGAGAACCTATCATCAACCGAAAGAAGATTCTCCTTCTTTACGTAATGAGGTGTTATAGGAGGAACAATTGAATTACCGTTTTCATCATAGTAATGTTGATTCCATTCATTAGAGAAAGCATATACCTCAAAAGGAATAGAAACTTTCTTACAGAACCAAATCAAATTAAACAGTTGCTTACATGTATCAGTCATAACTGATGACATAGAACCGGACCAATCAAGAACAAAAATTAGTCCATGGTTCTTACCTTCTGGAAGAACGGTGACTTTCTTAAAAAGATCTTCGTTGTATTTGTAGGTATGGAGTCTGCTGCAATCAAGGACTCCAGTACGAGCCACAGAAGAACGAGAATAAGCAGCAGCAGATTTGCGACATTCAAATTCTTTGACAAGATAATTCACCTCCTTTTGAGCAGAACGTTTGAACTCAACGAACATCTTGTCAGGTTCATCAAAGGTTTCAGGAAATTCATGATAACGATAAAAATGTGTGTTGCAGTACTCATGAATGTCGATATTATCAACAACAACCGATTTAAAATCTAGATTAGGAATCTCAACATAATTGTTCTCATACAAAGTATCACGAATCAGATCCTTGATATTATCACTTAGGGCATCAGCAGTTTGTACCTCAATATCATCACTTAATATATCTGGTGACGAATCATTGCTAATTGATTGTTGATCAGGAGGTTCAGTTCCTTCCTCATCAGTATCCTCAATCTGTTGCTCAGATTCAGAATTAGGTGAAACTTGTCCCTCATCTGACTGAGAAGGCATTGGAACTTCAGGTTTATCTTCTTTCTTTTTTTTACAATAATTGTGAAGAATTTCAGCAACACGAACAACATCCTCAAAGGTTTCACAATCTTCAATCATACGAATGATTATATCCTCTTCTTGAGTAAAAGAAATGTCTACAAAATTACCGACCTTAAAGTATAGATTTGCACGGTCAGCAAGATTAAAATTAGCAACATCCCCATCAGAAATAGAAAAGAAGTCCTCTTCATTTAGTTCTTGATATCCTTTGAAAAATGTTTTTGCAAGACCAGGATACTTGCGTTTCATCATCTTTTCAATACGAGCATCCTCTACAACGTTGACAAACTGAAAAGGAACGTGTGCTGGAGGATCTTCGTCAGGTGTAAACAAGGCATGACCTACTTCGTGCCCTACCAACAAATCATAAACAATATTGGTTGCTTTATCCCACATCGGAAGTGTAAGCAAACGAGTGTGAACATTAAATGATGCAGTCTCACAATTTTTGTGCTCAACAATTAAGTCCTCGGTGGCAAGGAGTTTAGCAAGTTGAGATTTAATTTCCTGTTGAACTGCCATGCGTTTGTCTTAGTTGTTCTTATAATACTAAACCCCCTGCCGAAGCAGAGGGCACTAAGTGACAGTTCTCCTATTGTCTACAAGTGGTCAGGCTAGAATGCTTCGGCAAATTCTTTTGCATGATGCTTGATCGTCGCTGCATTCTATTAGGCAATCGTAATAGTCGTTAAGTAAATCAGACTCCTCCATGGTATGGTCTAGTGTCTTAGTCAATCGATGGATGCTTTGCTTCCAACCCGCCAACTGATTATAAGAAATAAGATTATGCATGATCTTCTCCATGCTGTGGACAAAAAATAACGAAAAAATTTTAATTCATTCGTTTCTCCAATTCTACACTATCTAGTCAGGAAATAGAAACATTTCTAATTTTTAATGAAGTTGAGTAATAATTTACAAATTATTAATTTTTCTTTAAGAAACTAAACGTGAGAATCCTTTATGTTTTTCAAATCTAATAACGTCTGCAAATTTATCATGAAGAGACTCTTTATGCGATATGACAAAGATATTTGCATCTTTAATTATAAATCGAATAATTTTTAAAAAATCTTCTGTGCCAACTCCATCTAGTGAACTATCAAACACCTCATCCATAATTAGCAAATTTGTATTAACGGAGTTCTTCATTCTTGCCACCTCTCTCCAGGTAAACAAAAGTGCTAGATCAATTCTCATTTTCTCTCCCTCGCTGAAAGAAGAATAAGAAAAATCTTCGTGAATGGGGGACTGGACGGTTTCGTTAAACTCTTCATCAAGAGTAAAGTTAATATAGAAATCCATCAGTTGAAGATATCGATTGACCTGTTGATTGATCAAAGGAAGATACTTCTTGATAATTTTAGTTTTTACTCCACCGTCTTTTAGGAGACTATACGAGAAATCGTAATAGTTAATAGTGTCCCGTCTAGATGCGAGATCGTCGTAGGTTTCTCTTAAGTTGTTTTTGAAGGTTTCTAACTTCTCATACTCAGTATTTCTGTTTGCAAGTTGATCGGTAACTCTTTGAATTTCCGATTCCAGATTTCTGATTTGTCGTTGACATCCAGAGATCTTAATATTGTTTTGAGAAATGCCATGCGTTAGGGATGTAATCTCCTTCGATAGAGTAGAAAATTGATGCTCTCGATCTTCTTCGTTTTTAATTGCCTCCTCCAGTTTTAAATAACCAGATTGCAACTCCTTTGCTTTATTTTGAGCATCTTCAATTTTATTTATTCTAAAATCCTCTTCAATAGATTGTGTGCAAGTAGGGCATACCGTATTTTCTGTAAAAAATTTATGTTCCTTTGTAATAGTTGACACTTTGTTAGAAATTTTACCCTTGAGATTACCAAGTTCACGAAGTTTCTTTGAAGCACCACTATACTTTTCAAGTTTAAATTGAAGTTCCTGAACTTCCATGTTCAACTCTTCATTCTTATTCATCAAATTATTTTCTTCAATCAGAATTTTTTCAATTCCCTGTTCTTTTTCTTGAATATTTTCTTTACTACGATTCTCAATTTCATCAATAAAATTCTGCTGCATCTGAACCTTGTCACTCAAAGATTCTTTCTTAAGTTCAAGAACTTTAAGTTCTTCCTTTACAAGACGAATTTTTTCTTTAATGACAGAATTCATACTAGAAAAAATACGAATGTCAAGCAGATCTTCAATCACGTCCCTGCGGTTTG